GTTGCTTTACCCTCTGTGGTAAGAAACGCGGTTGGCGTTTCCACTTCGAGGTTACAAATCCACTCACCATCCTGTGGTGTATAGGATTCGTCGTAGTGTCCATGTAATTGGTGACGGTTTAGGTAGTCGTTCAACCATGAAGTGGCCATAGTGAAATTTTTGTTTGTTAGTTTCGTATTGGAATTAACAGAGTAGATTTTATTTTGATTTAATGGGTTGCCAGTTTCCTGAAAAACTGGAGAATTTTCGAAGCCTAGTACATACATTCTGAAAAATTGTCTGTAGTGGGTGTAGCTGTACATTTCAGGCGTTAGATTGTAATGTCTGATTAATTTCAGACATCGCGCTCTAATCTCATTGAAGACTGGTTCTGGATGAAGTGATGCTTCAAACAGAGCGACACTAACATTTTGATTTATCTTCTCAGGGGTTTCTTCGGTAACATAGAAAAGGCTAGTTTCAATCGAGGATCTTTTGAGTGCCGGGTACACGATTCCATCTTTTACTATATACTCCCGGGAGCAAAATGAAAGTGCTCCGTCTTGTTTCGCTGGAGTGAGTCTAAGATTAAACAGTGCGGCGTCTTGCTTTAAATCCTCAAATGTGATTCCTAAGTCCATGCGTCTTATGCAGTCATCACCTAGAATTTTCATAGTGACTCCTGTCATGATCTCATCGTACGTAGGTACACGTAGATTTTCCTGTTCAAACTTACGAATGAATGTGTACCAAGACGTCACATGCACACAGAAGCAATTTAGCATTGTCGTTACATATGAACCAGACTCATTACCACCATTAACAGTGTAAAGATCTCCGTCCATATTGTGTATCGTAAAGCTAAGTGTTTGTGCGATAGCTTCTTGAACTTCGGGTGGTTTGTTGTATAGTGTGGTGCGCACGAAACGTTGGATCAAGTCGGTAGGGATGGTCTTGTCAAGGCTCTCAAAGTCGGTGCTGATGAGTTCTCCTACACCTCTCTCCATCTGACGGTTGTAGTGTGTAGCGTCTAGGTATGGATTATAACCAATGGCATAGATGCAGTCGACGTGCTTCCTGATCATACTCTCAAGGATGTATCCAAAGTACTTCTTTAGGAGCATGTTTATGGACAGATCTATCTCATTGAATAACCGTACCTTGCCTTTGTAAACTTTTTCCTTAGGCAAAAACTCTACTTTAGCATTGTCCCTGCAAACGATTGTCACAGGTTCGCCTTTGTCAATACTTGCTTCGTAGCTGAAGTAATCACTCAAGAGTTCATTTCCAGCGTCAGTTAAATCATTTACTCTGTAAAATGGACGCGTGTGCGTGTCACTATTGGAACAATTCACAAAGAGCGGTTCTTTTGTGTGGATTTTGTACTTCAGCTTCATTTTCGGACCGGCTGATGTTGTTAGGTCCAGTCCTTTCAAGTTTCCAAAACCATTGATGATCCAATTTATACGGAGGTCCTTGGGTTCTGCGTAGTTAATTTCATAGTATGTTTTCACATACTCACACGTTATGTCGAGGAGCCGTTTGTCATACTGCCCAGAGGTCTCGGTTGAGAGAGAATACTTCACGGCCTGGGTGAATAGTGGAGACGGTACACCGAATCTGTCCTTGACCAGATTTGAAGAATCTAGTACTCGGGACATGTCAGTGCAAGATGGAAGAGACGGACATTCCTCTATTGTACCAGCCACAGATAAGAATACCTTCTTATGTGTCGGGTTGGAGTACAGGTGCAGTGCCCGTGAGTATCCAACCACATTCAAATCAGAAACTCTCTCAAACCTAGATCTCTTGTGAGGTAGGTTCAACTTCATACGAGTGTAATAATCTATG